GTATTTTTGTCATAACTTTCATTCTCACATTGAATAATTTGACTTATACCATTTTAAAAACGCATTGCGCGTTTTTAAAGTTTATCAGTTGTGTGTATTTCTAAACTTACACCCCATTGTATGGAACGTAGGCCGCGAAGTCGTCACAACAGAAAAGGTAACTCCACTGATTCGCATTCTAACTCCGTTTGGAAACAGCGTGTGAATTCGAAAGTTGCCGAAGGTTCTGATAAGGTTGCATCTGCTAAACGAGTTAGCGCAGCGACACGGGGGATTAGGAGATCTGATAGCGTTGCTCCTAAAGATCACGAAAGCGATCTTAAGGTTCCTCAAGAGGAGCTAAATAAGGATCATTCCTGTGCGGTTGATAGTAAAGGTGCTGATAGCAATTGTACCGGACATAAGTCCAATCACAGTGCTAGAGATTCCGATACTGGGTCTGAGGGAGACGGTGAACACGAGAAACCAGTTCCCGTTTCGAAGGTAAGAAAAGGAACAGAGACCGAATCCGAGTCAAAAACAGAGGACTCGAACGGACGGACACCGGTGAACTTAGGTTCTGAACGGTACACAGGTAAGAGACAATTGGAGATAGTCAGTGCAATTTGTGCTGATAGTGGTTTTAAAGCTACTGGTAAGCCGTTAAAACGTCACCCAGCTGACTTTTTCGAACGTTCAGGTTTACTGAAGGAGTTCGATAAGTATTTAAGCGGGAGGTTAGATAAAGGTTGTAATTTGTCGAAAGAAGAGACTGAGATAGTATTAGTGCATTTGCGGAGAAAGCGGGAAACGGTACCCTTTCTTGCTGGTACTATTTCGGGAGTGCCTGGTAGTGGAAAGACTACATTGCTGCGACGAATTCAGACGGAAGCGGGCTTAAACTCTGCAGTTATTCTTGGAAACCCTCGCCACAAAGTATCGTTTTCAAACTTGCCATCCTGTTATACTGCAAAAGAGATTTTGCTTTTGCGAACGGAGGCGCAGTTTGAAGTGTTATTAATTGACGAGTACACACTACTCACCAGTGGTGAGATATTACTGCTTCAACGTATTGTTCGCGCGATGGTGATCTTATTTGGTGATCGCGCTCAAGGTAGCAGTGCATACTTAGGCAGTCCAGAGTGGGTACAATTTCCGGTTATTTATCAGTCAGACGTTAGTCACAGATTTGGTAAATCAACCGCCTCTTTGTGCGGCAAACAGGGTTTTGATTTTAAGGGTGGTGATCACGAAGACGAAGTTGAAGAGTGTGACTACGAAGGTAGTAGTAGTAGAGAGACAGATATTAACCTTGTTGTTACAGAGAAGACTGCCAACGATTTGTTGTCGTGTGGTGTCAGTTCAAGCCTCGTTGAGGACGTACAAGGTAAAGAGTACAACTCAGTAACCTTATTCGTATTGGAGTGCGATAGAGAAAAATTAGCGGATACACACTTACGATCAGTTGCTTTTACCCGTCATAAAACGTTATTGGTGATTAGGATTGAGAAGAGTCTGTTTCTTCAGTTGATAAACGGAGAACTGGTTTCAGACTACCAGCCTAAGACATATCGTTATGGTAAGGAGTAACGTGGTTGGTGCGCGTCCAAACATCTATTGGCCCATTGTGGTTGGTGTTGTTGCTATTGCTTTATTCGGTTTTCTCACTATAACCAATCAGAAACATTCTACTCAGTCTGGTGATAATATACATAAGTTTGCCAACGGCGGTAGTTACGCCGACGGTTCCAAACGTATAAATTATAATAAGAATAATTGTAGAGCCTATAATGGATCCTCCAGTAATAGAACATTCACAGGATTGCTGTTGCCAGCATTGTTCTTGGCAGCCGCCTTGTACGCCTACGTGTGCTGGTCTAAACCGAAATGCCATGTCACATGTAGAGGAGATTGTGCGGCGGGAGGAGAGTAGTTTTTCTTTAAGCTATGTAGCATTATGTTGTGTGGTGTGCTTACTTTTAGGTGTGACTTTCTCTTTGTATTTGAAGTCTGGTGCTGAGGTTGACTCCAGCGCTTTCTCTTATTATTACCAGGACCTTAACTCGGTGGAAGTTAAGATAGGTTCTTATCCTATAGATCCTGAAATAATCAAGGCTATACATCATTTTCAGGAAGCACCGTTTGGAGTGTCACTTTCCCAATCCGATGATTCGGACGTGGATGACGTTCCCGATGTGGCTGAGTTAGCTCTTCAAATAGACAGACTTACCTTATCGTGTGTTGTTTTTGAGTTCATTGAAAAACTTTGTTATAGATTTTTCTGCGTCTGTTTAGTAGTGTTCTGCTTTTACTGTTATTTTCATTTTTGTTGATTTTTATAAATCATCTCGTGGTGCATACGAAAATGCATAGTGTTTACCGTTCCACTTAAATCGAAACGGAATATTTCTGGTCCTTAAACGCTGGTAGTTTAATAAATAAAAAACTATCATTTGTTGGTAATGGGACGCGACAAGGTGTCGCCGTTTATAATACACATAAACGCTGTGGGGTGCAAATCCCCCCCTAACTTGAGGGAAATCAAGCCCC